AGTATTTAGTTCCTCCGGATGAACCATTTCTAGCAGCACCATCATTAGTTGCTACGGTTAGTTTTTTACTATCTATATTAATTGCCGGTGCTCCGCCTACTTTACTATCTATTGATTTCAAAATTGCTATCATTTCATCGTTACTACCTCCACCTTCACCACCAAACAAATTCATTGCCATTCCACCAACTGCACCCAATGCCGCTAATACCGGAAGTGCAACTAATCCCATCGTTCCTAACATAAGTAATGATAAACTTAATGCACTAATTGCAGCTGCTAATCCAAATATAGGTAATATCATTGCAATTAATGGTAAAAAACTAGTCACCATTGTCGGTAATGCCGAAGCTATTGTTACAAATGCACTTGCCATACTTGTAAATACCATTGCAATTACTGTTCCTACTGCGGTTACTAATGGTGCTAATAAACTTAATGCATACGTTAATGGAATAAGTGCCGCACCAAATAATGCCAACAATCCAATACCAATTATTGCTGCAGGAGCGGTAGCACCAAATGTTGCTAATCCACCGCCTAAAGCTGTTAATCCAGTTGCTGCTAATTGACCGAATACACCTATTGCAATCATCGCAGGTATACCAAGTAACATAGCCGTCAATCCTACTGCGGTTGCTAATAATCCTAATGCTCCCATAAATACATTTCCAGTACCCATAAAACCTACACCTATTGCTAAGTTCATTAAGCCCGTACCAACCGTTGATAAATCCATTTTACTTAATATAAATAATGTAGGTAAACCAGGAAGTAATCCTAATAATCCTATACCAACTGGAATTAAGTTTAGTGCTCCTATAAATACTTTTCCACTTGCAAAATATTTTAAACCTGCTGCAATATTTTCTGCTTTTGTTTTAAAATTAGAACCATCATCTCCTTTTCCTGCTGTAGCTGTGCTTTTTGCTACACTATCCGTACCTTGTGTTACTGCGGTTGGATTTATTTTATTTTTTATAGAATCAGTTGCGTTAGCTTTTATACTATTTTTTGCCTTTTTACCTAATACTGATTTTGCACTTGCTCCCGATTGTTTTAATGCATCCGCTGCTCCTACTCCTTTACCTCTTAATGATTCGTACATTGCAGTTGGTGATTTACCTGCCATTAAGCTTTTACTAATACCACCTATTCTACCCCCAAACGATTTCATTGCTGCCATTGCTTTAGTGTAGGTAGATGCTTTAAATAAACTCTTAACTAAATCCAAACCTTTAGCTACTATCCCTGCCATTGGTCCACTATTTATATCTTTTAATGCTCTGGAATATTCACCTGCACCTAATACTAATCCACCCATTCCTTTTAATACTTTACCAGTTAGGGTGTTACCCATATTTTGTAATATCTCAGATGTTTGACTATATATTTGATTACCCACACCATGCATACCATTTAAGGTTTCTTCATGTGCTACCATTTGTTGCATTTCTGCATTTGAAACACCAATTGCTTTAGCAGTTGCTGCTCTTTGATACGGGTCCATTGCATTATAAGCAGCTATACCTCCCGCTGCTTCTAACCCTTCTTTCAATGCACCTGCTATATCTCCATTATATGCTAATTCTCTTGCTTTACTAAGGTTCATATCTCTACCTAATAAAACCGATGCTTCCATTTCATCTTGTACTGATGATTGGTAATCTAATAAATGGTCTGCTACTTTTGCCGCCGTTCCTAATCCTACTCCTAATTTTGCGGCTGCTACTGCTGCATCACCAATGTTTTTTCCACCATCTTTACTATATAATGCAAAGAATTCTGCATTATCTGCCACATCTTGCATTACTTGAGTTGGTGCTACCCCATTTGCCATTGCCAATTGCTTAACATATTCGCCTGTATTTTTACCGGTCTCATAACTTTTTCCACTTAATTCACCAAACGCCGTAGACATGAATGCTGCTTGTTTTCCACTTAAACCATAATTAGCTGCTAATAAACCTGCATCTACTGCCATTGCAGTTGTTAGATGATGTGAATCACCCAAATCTTTAGCTAAATCCAACGCAGCCTCACCTGCTTCTTCACCTAATATTGCACCTACCAATCCTACTTGTGTTTTAAGCCCTACCATTTGTGTCATTCCAACACCAATTTTCTTTCCTATCTCACCAAACTTTTCTGCGATTTCACCCGCACCAAAGGCCACTAATGCAATTTTTCCTCTAGTAGAACTTAAGAATACTTCTGCTGTGGTTGTCAGTTTTTTAAAAAATTTATTTATGGAATGTAATTCTTCACCTAATTCTTCATATATTTCTTTTACTTCTTTACTTTGACTTGCAAATTTACCTGCTGCTACTCTATTATTATTTAAGTAACCGGTCATTGAATCAAATGTACTAGCTAATTCTTTGGTTAAAAGTCCAGCGTATGCTAATTCTTCTTTTTCTTTTTGAATTGCTTTTATACTATTATCAATTTCAAAATTCTTTTTTGCAATTTCAGTTGCATCTTCTTTATTTAATTGTGCCAATTCTGCAATTAAAGATGTACCCGTTTCTAATGATTTTGTAACATTTAAAAATTTATCTTGTTCCCATTCATTGTTAGTATTCTTTGCAGCATTAAATATTTCATTTGCAAAAGATTGCGATGTTTTTAATTCTTTAGATAACGATTCATATAATTTAGGTAAAGTTTTAACAGTACTTGCTAAACTTGTCATACTATCTAATCTAGTTGATTCTAAATCATTTGTAGATTTTACAATACCTCTATTTGCAATTAAATCCTTTCGTATTGCCGCTAACTTTTTTTGTTTTTCTTCAATTATTTCTTTTTGGACACTATCTTCTTCTGTTAGATTTTGTTCTAATTTATAGATGTCTTCTAAAAGATTTTTGATTCTTTTAACCGCATCTTCGTTTGGAAGAAACCCGCCTGAATTATTAGATGTTGCCTTTGCCATTTATATTATAATAAGTGGTATTTTCTTAATTTAGTATTAAGTTCTTCGGTTTCTTTTGCAACACGTTCCATACTACTAACTACATCAGGATGTACATCTGCTTTTTTTATTTTTGCCATAAAACTTGAAGATACACCTCTTTGCAATGATTTAAAAAAGTTATCAACAAATGATGTTAATATTCCTTCGTTTAGTTTTGTATATTGTTTTTCCATATTCTATATAGTTTAATTATAAATATCATATAAAACAAAAAGTTAGGAGTTTTTATCTTCTCCTAACTTTACTATTTGCTTTTTGTATTTGTTCGTTTTCTTTCTTTTTTATATCAACTAACATATTTGCATACATTCGTCTAATATGAAGTGGTAAATTATATACATCACTAAATGTAAATCCTCCACCACCTTGAAATACCAAGAAAAATAATTCTTCGTATAACCCTTTTTTATAATCCGCTGGAAGGGTAAAAAAAGTTGATTCCAAAAGGAATATCAAGTGCCTCCGTTTCACCCGTCAAATCCGATATGAACTCAAATTTCATATTTAAATCCGGAGATATACTTTTTATATGTGCTCTAAATGCTTGAACATCTTTTGCTAAGAATTGATTACTTACCCAATTATTTACATATCCTCTATCTGAATTATCATTAACAGATAGTATCATATATTTTAATCTCGTTGTAACTTCCGATGAATTTGTTTTTCCTTTTGTTAATCTTGCTAATGCATTGATTTCATTAGTAATATCCTTTTCATCTTTATGTGTTAATAATTTAAATATTATTTTAGTTTGGGATGGTAATACAAATGCATATCTATTTTCAGTATTTAACAAAGAATAATCAATATCTTTAGTTTGAATCTTTGTTAAATCAATTGATACTTTTTGTTTTTCACCACTAAAAGGGTCTGTAATTTCTACATCGTATTCAGGACCATATCCTAATACTCTTGCTGCTAAGTAAATTGCGTTTTTATCACCCGTAACCAAATCATCTGCATTAACACCTGTTTGAACTACAACTGATTCTAATAATTTATCTAATACTACACCCTTATTAATTAGGTTACTATCTGCTAAAATATCTTCTTCTCTTGCAGTAAGGTATTTAATTTCTAATGTACCTTTACTCAATGGATTACTTTCCGCATATACCTTACCTTCTGATGGTAATGATATAACTTGTGTTGGGAAATTAAATGTTGATGTTGTTGTTTGAGGTTGTGTTTGAACGGGTGTTCCACCTCTTTGGATGTTTATGTTTTCTTCCATAATAACTTTTTGTTTTGTTTTATATAACTATTTGTTTTTTTAATTTTTAATCTTCACCACCTAAATCAAAATGGTCTTCCCACTCTTTTACCGATTTTGCTTTTCTTTTTTTAAAATTATTTTTTTTATGAGTTGTAATATTAGTTGGTTGATAGGTTGTATAACTCCAATTAGAACCACTGGGATATCCGTATGTAGTTGATGTACTTCCAAATCCAAATTGTGGATTAGCTATTGTAATAGAACCACTACCAGGTGTTGTTGTAATCGTTGTACCATTGGTATCTCCACAATTTATTTTATATGGGTTGTATGGGTCATATGGTTGGATAAATGGTAATGTTTGTATTGGTGCAGTGTTTGGAACTCCAAATGGAAATCCTATTGGTGTTTCATCTTTAACCTCTGCTAATTTATCTTTTAATAAATCCCATTGTTTTGGAGTAATGTTGTATTCATGTACCCCATCTGTAAATCCTTTTAACCAAAGTGTAAATTCTTTTGATGTCATAACTATATATTTGTATATATAAATATAACGAAAATAAAAAAGGGAAACAAATAATGTCTCCCTTTTCTTTTATATTTTTCTTTAGATTAGAATTCTAAGATTGCGTAATCGTAAGTTAAAGTTAATGATATCATAACTGGATCGTTTGAACTCCAATCTACATCACCAAACTCTGCCGAAGAAATCCAAGCACCAACAATTTTCCATTGTTCTACTTTATCACCAACAGGTCCTAACATATAGAAATCGATATTCTTTTTATAGAAATCTGCATACCCGTCTCTACCAGTGATAGATTCGTGTCCACTTCTAATCCATTCCATTACTGATTGTGCACCACTTGGTACAATTGGGTCATATAGAGTGATAGTGATATCAGTCCAATTTGATTTACCTTTAATTTTTCTCTTTAAGTTGATATGGTCTAATTCTACAACTTCACTTTCTAACTTAGGTCTGTTTGCTGTTTTAATCATGAAAGATGGAATACCATCGATTTCCATAATGAAACGATTCGCTAACTTTGGTTCAAAGTTTGTATAAAATATCTTATCAAATGATAATACGTCAGCCATTGTTTATTTCTCCTTTACTTATTATAAGTATATCTTTTTTTAATTATGCGTTAAAAGTTGCCCCAGTTGGTAAAACATTGAAATCAATTTGAATGAATTCTGCAGTTTTAGTTGGTTGTAAGAATATTGCACCTTTTAAGATGTTTCTATCGATTACGTCTGGAGTGTTGTTGGTTTCATCCATTACAACTTTGAATGCGTATAAACCTTGTCTTTGTTGAATGTTTTCTAAATAAGGGTTAACTGTATTTAAGAATTTAGTTCTTGTATCTGTTGTGTTTTGTTCAAATATTAAATATCTACTAGTTGAAGCAATATACTTCTTAACTGTGATAAGTAATCTTCTAACATTGATTCTATCTAATGCTGATGGTCTAGCTTGTAAGGTTTTTTGTCCGAATGCTACGATACCTTGTCCAGGGAACTGAGCGATTGGATTTACTTTTCCTTCATATAAAGTATCTCTATCAGAATGAGTTAATCTATCTAATACTGCTACTGCACCAGTGATACCACCTCTATTCAAACCTGCAGGTGCAAACCACTCAGCTGATGTAGCATCGTTAGCTGCATAAACTCTAGGTAATAAAACTGAAGGTGGAACTGCGATTAATTTATTTGTGTTTGTGTCAATTGTTTTAACCCAAGGATAGTAAACTGCTGCATAGTTAGTATCTAAACTTTCTGCTACACCTACTACCGTTGCAATACCAGCACTTTGTCCTGCTGCATCCATAATATAGAATGTATCCGCTCTATTCTCACATATATCCATTGCGTATTGAGTTACATTACTATGGTCGTTATGATTAACACCAGGTAATACTAATAAGTTAATATCCCACTCATCTACATTTGATAATGCATCTAAACATTTTTTATATGCTACTGAACCACTTGCTGCTGAATCAGATAAATCTAATCCTTGAACATTTCCAGAAGTAATATCTGTTCCTTTGTTAGAAGTAATTGTTGGATTTAAACCATCAAAACCACCTTGGAAAGCGATTGTAAATGTTCTATATGATACTATATTTGCATTTGCGTTTGCACTTAATGGTAAACCTACTAATGTATCTAATGAGAATATTGAATTATTTCCATTATATCCTAAAGTTGCAGTTAATGGCTTTAAGAAAAGAGTATTATCAGCATTATCTAAATTGATACCACTTGCATAAATAGATGAACTATATGATGCGGTTGTAAATGTTACACCAGGTAAATTAGCTAATTCAGCAGATGAACCACTTATAAAGTTTTCATATGCAGCGTGTGCGTAAGGTACTGCTGTTACAGGATACAAATCAGAATCTTTTGCTTCAACTCTAATGTATTTAGATTTATTAAGCCAATCACCAATTGTAGTTACTTTACCATAAGAATCAATTGTACTTACTTCATCACCGATTACTCTAGCAATATAGTTAGTTGAAGTTGGGTCTAATGATAAATTATTATATTGTTCTAAAATGTTTTGTCTTTTATCGGTATCATCATATTTTCTAACATATAGAGAGAAAGTTCCATAATCAGAACCATTGATATCACCTGCTGCTTTAATGTTACCAATAGTAACTTTAAATCTTGTATTTTCTACATTACCATCTGCTAAAGTATGTATACGGAATAATTCATATCTTAATCCACCCATATCTTGTGATTGAATCCATGGAGTAGAAGCGTAAGTTGCATCGGCTGTGAAGTTTTGGTCACCCAATATCACATAACTTACATTTGCATTACTTGCAGTATTAAAACTTGTGTATGTGGTAGTTGCTGCATCAGAAAAATATCCATATACATATGCTTCTTTTGTTCCTAATGGTGAAGTACCAAATACATCATCTACTGATTGAGTTGATGATGGAACTAATGAAGTTGCATATGAACCACTAAGTGTTGCTCCACCTAATGAAAAATTACCACTATTAGCAGTGTTTGAACTTGCACTAAATGTAGTTGAAAAACTATTAGTATCTGTATCGGTATTAAATAGTACTGCTACTGATTTAGATACTGATGCCGATGATATAGTTAATAAAACAGGATTTTGTTCGGTATATCCACCGATACCTGCT